GCGAGTTTGTGCGCAATTTTTACCCCTACCAGTCAATAAAATAATTAACGATATGACAAATTGGACTACACGGGCGCGTGCGTGCGGGTGTTATCCCGTCGGTTCAGCCGTTTGGGTTGGTTTCGGGGTTGCCGTTGCGGGTTGGCCTTGGGCATCACCGATGGGGAAATAAAAATTTATTTGGTTACAGCCCCGCGCAAGGGCCACCCGCCCCCCCGCCATATGCTATGCAATCCCGACAGCAATTTTGTATATTTTAGGTTATCGATATGGGTATGAAACCAACGGGTAGGGGGTATCCCCTGCAGTTTAGACAAAAAAATACCCCAACGGGTGTACCGAAGGGGCATGAAACCAACGTGTAGGGGGAGATATGGTGTATCTCCCGGCAGGACTTAGTCCCATTGTATAGTTCAGATAGCGATTTGTCAAGAAAAAAGCACCCGATTTCACTTTTTTATACGATTATTGTTGACTTACATGTATTTGATGGCTATACTTGTGTTGTGGGCACAGGTTTACTTAGCACATCCCGACGAAAACCAACAAAAATGCTTGACATTGGGTGATTGAGGCTACAAACTGACCTACCCACAACAATAAAAGGACAAAATAGACATGTTTGAATCTTGGATACTTGTCTGTTTAGCCGTTGGACCGGATTTGTGTCGTGAAATAAGAGACACAGAAGGTCCATACCTCACAGAAAAAGAGTGTATGATCCGAAACGACGAAATGGCCAAGTTCGTTTACGAACGACAGGTCTTTGAAGTCGTAATAAGAAGCCGCTGCAAGTTGGTTTCGGAAGAAAACGATGAATCTATTACCCCAGACACACAAGAAGAAGGAATTGAATCCTCAACAGGAACGATTCTTGGAACTTCTATTTGAAAATGGTGGTCAGGTAACTGCTGCTGCCGTTGATGCTGGATATTCTCGTGGATCAGCCGCATGGTTGAAGTCCACTCTTGCTGATGAAATAGTTGAACGTACCAAAACCATCTTAGCTACCAACGCAATGAAGGCAGCTAACCGTGTTATTTCAACTATAGACAACCCCGCCCCCGAAAGAGGTGACGATCTACGCCTCAAAGCTGCCGAATCGCTCCTCAACCGCGTCGGTGTAGCCAAACAAGAACAAATAAACCACAACGTACAGGCAATACACGGTGTAGTCCTGCTGCCGCCCAAAAAAGAGGTCGTCATAGACGGATAAAACTGATGGAATTTTTTAAACGAGTATTCAGTCCTGATTCAGTCTTCAAGAAAGAAGACGGCAGCTTGATCCCTTTGAATGATGCCCGTCGCATTCTCATGGGTCGCGCCGGGGACATGGACGATATCGAAGCTGGGGAGTACGTAACCAATCAGTTAAAGAAGCTAGGTTACACCATGAAGGATATAAAGAACCAACCTCGTCCAGCACAGAAGAGCCAAGAGACACAGTAGTCTTGTCCGAAGCTGCACCAAAACGAACTTACCAACTGTCCACCGCTGAACGTGCCCGTCGTGGGGCACAGAAGCGTTTGAGGGCAGCAAAGAAAAAAGCTACACAAGCTACAAAAAAAGCAGAAGCACAAAGAACCTATGCCCGAAAGCTGGAAAAAACAATTGGAAGAGTCGAAAAGGGAGTATCAGAAAAGGGAACAAATGTCATCGACGTGGGAGATCTCTCCGTTCTACCCCCATCCGTTTCCGACCTTGTGGGTGATTCTGAAGTTGTTTTCCAAGCTAATCCCGGACCTCAAGAAGAGTTTCTTTCAGCGGGTGAGCGGGATGTCTTATATGGGGGAGCGGCTGGCGGTGGCAAGTCATTTGCTTTACTTGCTGATCCCTTACGCTATTGCCATAATCCCAATCATAGGGGTCTTCTCCTAAGACGCACCCTAGACGAACTAACCGAACTAATAGACAAGTCACGACAACTGTACCCCAAAGCATTTCCCGGTGCAAAGTTTCGTGAATCAAAATCCACATGGGTGTTTCCGTCAGGTGCCACTATGTGGTTTACTTACTTGGACAGGGACAAAGATGTCACCCGTTTTCAGGGACAGGCTTTTAACTGGATAGGTATCGACGAAATTACACAATACCCAACTCCTTATGTCTGGGACTACCTTCGTTCACGATTGCGTAGTACTGATCCCGAACTACAAGAGAATCTATATATGCGGTGTACAGCCAACCCCGGCGGTGTAGGTGGCTGGTGGGTTAAGAAGATGTACATCGATGTGCAAAAGGACAACTCTCCTTTTCCTGCATATGACATAGATACGATGAAGCCTTTTGTATGGCCTGATGGTCACGATAAGGCAGGTCAGCCGTTGTTCTACCGCAAGTTTGTTCCTGCACGGTTGACTGATAATCCCCACCTCATGGCTGACGGACAATACGAGGCCATGTTACGTTCGCTCCCAGAAGTTGAGCGGAAGAGACTTCTTGACGGGGATTGGGATGTGGCAGAGGGAGCAGCCTTCCCAGAGTTTTCACGAGAGCGTCATGTGGTCGAACATTTTGAGCTTCCCACCAACTGGCCCCGCATACGTGCCGCCGACTATGGTTACGCGAGTCCGTCGTGCGTTCTTTGGGGGGCTATTGACTGGGATAACAATATCTGGGTTTATCGTGAGCTTTATGCAAAACACTTGACAGCGGAAGACTTAGCCGCTAAAATACTAGAAGCGGAACAACTTGACCCGCTACCTCATTATACTGTATTGGATTCTTCCTGTTGGAACAAGACGGGCATGGGTCCGTCCATAGCAGAAACCATGATGCGATCCGGTGTTAGGTGGGTGCCATCTGACCGTAACCGTATTCAAGGTAAGATGGAAGTGCACCGTCGTTTGGGGGATGATCCGTACAGCAATGAACCACGTCTTCGTATATTTTCTTCCTGCCAGCATATCATTAAGCAGCTTGCGGGAATACCTCTCTCCAAAACCAACAGCGAAGACGTGGACACGAAAGCGGAAGACCATGCATATGATGCGCTACGATATATGGTAATGACACGCATGAGCGGGTACGCTGCAATACACCAACAACTAGGCGCAATCAAGAACCACGTCTATAAGGTTCAGGATGAAGTATTCGGTTACTAAATTATGGCACTAACTGAAATAGAACTTGTTGAAAAGTTAAAAGCTGGCACAGCTACAGTCGAAGAGGCTATCGACTTTGCTAAAGCAAGTCCGACAATAAATGAACCTGCAAAGAAAAGAATTGGTGCTCTTGTTTCAGGATTTAAGAAAATGGGTTTGGATATTACCATGCCCTATAAAGACCTGAAGAATGACGATGTATCCAGACTGTTTACTAAAGCAGGTAGTCCTGATAAAGCAAACCGTGCCCCTAACCTTCAAGCGTTAGAAAACGGTTTACAAAAATTGTTTAATGAATACGGAATCTCCGGTGTTATGGAGAAGGTTCCGGGTAGTGATATTGAACGATCAATGTATCCTAAACTTGCGGGTGCAGGAACCACAGCCGGAACACAACGTACAGGCATGGCTGGGGAACGTCCTATGCGAGGTCTTCTTGCGATGGAAGACTTCACAAAGATTTACGCTGAAGCAGTTCCTATGATTGAAAGCGAATACGGTCAGGCCACTGCTGACTTGATACGTTATCATGCTACGACATCAAACAGACCATCTCAGCTACAAAAATTAACAAAGTCTGATGTAACTGTATCAGGAAACACGATTACAGTTGCAGGTAAAAAAGTAACAAAGACCGACAAAAAAGGTCGTCCATCTCTTAGTTTTGATTTAGACTCTGCTACGGGACAACTTCTTAAAAGAAATTTAGATTCATCCAAGTCAAATTTTTTATTTGACACCACCGACGCGAAGTTTAATGAAGCGTTTGCCAAACATATAACTCCTCGCCTTGAGCCTTTTTCAAACGTATTACCTCTTGCAGAGATAAAAGTTGAAGGGCCAGATGGGATACAGCTTTCTGAGAAGCCAGTTACTAGCCCCTCTGCTGTGCGATCCATCGTTCCGAAGATTATGTTAGATCAGTATAATGTTCCAGAGGGACTGGTACAGGGAGTTATGGGGCATGTCAATGATAGTATTCTTCGTAAAAATTACGCAGGTCTAGCTCCGTCAACAGACATTCCAAAGCTTCTTGAAAACCCTTCTAGCTTTGCAGTTG